GCTAAGAAAGGTGGAATGATGAGCAAAATGAAGATGGTCAAAAAAGACGGGAAAAAAGTTCCTGCATTTGCTGCGGATGGAGTAGGCAAAATGAAAAAGGGCGGAATGTCTGATAAAGCAGGCCGCGCTATGAAGAAAACTTCGGCTGATGCAAAAGGCCGCGCAATGAAAAAGGGGAAATAATCATGGCTGGTAAAGGAATGGGTATTGCAACGAAGGGTGGCGGATGTGTTGAGTCTGGTCCAAAAAACAAAATGATTTCAAAGACCAGCAAAACTAGCGGCCCTCTCATGATGAAAAATGGCGGCGCTGTAAATCAGCACAAGCGCATGGCTATGGGCATGATGGGCGGTGGAATGGCTAAAGGCTACAATAAGGGCGGCTGTGCTTAATGGCAACCTCTGGAACAACAACCTTTGACCTTTCGATTGATGACATAATCGAAGAGGCGTTTGAGAGATGCGGAATGCGCATGCAATCCGGGTATCAACTCGGCTCTGCGCGTAGATCTCTGAATTTGTTGTTCTTAGACTGGGCTAATAGAGGATTAAACCTTTGGACGATTGAGCAGGCGACTTATTCATTAACTACTGGAGTCAATGAGATAACTCTTAGCGACGACGTTGTTAATGTTTTATCGGCAGTGATCCGTTACACGTCTCAAGGTACTCAAACAGATATCACTATTGATAGGATTAGCCGAGCAGAGTACTTAGACATACCCGATAAAACTACCCAAGCTCGTCCCGCACAGTTTTATGTGCAGCGCACAAACAGCCCAAAGGTATTTTTCTACCCGGCAGCAGATCAAAACTACACTTTTGTTTATTACCGAATTCGTAGGATTCAAGACGCAGGGGCTTTCACAAACACCGCCGACGTTAACTTTCGGTTTTTGCCTTGCTTAGTGTCCGGCCTTGCGTATCAACTTTCTATAAAATATGCTCCAGATCGCACTACTGGTTTGAAAGGTATTTACGAAGAAGATTTTGCCCGGGCAGCAGCAGAAGATAGGGACACAGCAAGCGTGTCCTTTGTGCCGGAGATGGGGGTCTGACGTGTCTTTTGCCACGGGAAAGTTCTCTTACGGGCTTTGTGACTATTGCGGTCAAAGGTATCCGTATAAAATATTGCAAAAGAATTGGCGAGGATTCAAGGTTTGCCCAGAGGACTATGAGCCTAAGGAACCCCAACTTGAGCCTCTTAAATATCGTGGGGACGCCATTGCGTTACTAGAGCCCCGCCCAGACAGGACGGAACCGTTGACCATTTACACTCCGGCGCCTGGAGATAGTGCGTTTCAAAGTATAGGCAGTGCGAATAACACGGTGAATATGCAGCCGTATCCGGAGGATCAGGCAATGGTTATGAGTATGCGTCTTGGAGAAGTGACGGTGGTTGTATGAACTACAACGAACTTGTCACGAACATTCGCAACTATACAGAAGTTGACGCGAATGTTTTTTCCAATTCGGTGATCGATACGTTTATCACTTTCGCAGAGAATCGTATTCTGCGGGATATTGATTTAGACGTATTTAAGCTCGAAGCAACCGCAAACTTGACTGCAAACACCCCGTTCATTACGATGCCATCCGGTATTTTGACTCATCGTTATATGACGGTTAAGAACCAGGCTGGGCAAAAGATATTCTTGGATTTTAGAGATCCCTCTTTTATGAAAGAATTTTGGCCAGACGGGACGGCCACGGGGATCCCAAAGTATTACTCAATTTGGGACCAAGACACGTTTTATGTTGCCCCCACTCCTGCGTCAACCTATGAAGTTGAGCTCGGGTATATTTATCGCCCACCCCAAGTTTCTCCAACTGTACCAACAAATTGGATAAGCGAAAATGCTCCAGAGGCTTTGTTTTATGCTTGCTTGGTTCAAGCCTATAGCTACACCAAAGGCCCTGCAGACATGATGGGTTACTTTGAAAATAGCTACAAGCAAGCTATCCAAGGTCTTGGAATTGAACAGCAGGGTCGCCGTCGTCGTGACGAGTTTCGTGATGGCATGGCTCGTATTTATGTTAAATCGGAGAGCCCAGGACCATGATGAGCGCCCAAACAAACATCGAAATTGGAAATGTTTCCGTGGTTACTACCAGTGGCCGTGGATTCTCGCCTGAGGAAGTAGCTGAACGAGCTTTGGATAAAATTATTTTTGTCAGTGAAACTGCAGCAGGCCCAATACGAGACCAGGCAATGGCATATAGGGATGCTTTGCGAAAGGTCTTAGTGCATTATATGCAGGAAGCGGTTCGTTCTGATCGAACCACCGTGGCAAATATCGTAACTCAGGCAGGACATCCTGAGCTTGTTCATTTATTGAGGAAGTGACATGGCTATCTCCCAAGCAATTGCAAACAGTTTTAAACAGCAGCTAATGCTCGCCGTCCATGATTTTCGCCCAGTCGGCGGTGACGCATTTAAGTTTGCTCTGTATACATCCGCCGCAAACCTGGGGGCAAGTACGACTGCTTACACGTCGTCTGGGGAAGTTACCAGCCCTAATTACACTGCCGGTGGGGCGACGCTAACAAATCTTGGAACGTTCTTATCCGGGGCAACAGCCTATTTGGACTTTGCGGACTACACCTTTGTTAATGTAACGTTAACTACTCGTGGGGCCTTGATTTACAATTCGACTCCATCAGCAAATGATAATGCTAACGCTCCGCTTACAAATCCAGCAGTTTGTGTTTTAGATTTTGGCGGGGACAAACAGGCGGTGGCTGGGGATGTGACGATCGTTTTCCCAACACCTTCAAATACGACTGCTCTAATTAGGATTACATAATGGCCCTAGTACTTGCAGATAGAGTCCAAGAACTCACCACTACTGTTGGCACTGTTGACTTTGCTTTGACTGGGGCGGTGAATTCGTTTCAAAGCTTCAATGCGGCAATTGGCGTTGGAAATACTTGCTACTATGCTGCAGTCCATTCGGACGCTACCCTGGGTGAATGGGAAATTGGTGTGGGCACTTTAAGTGCTTCAACAACGCTGCAAAGAACCACCATCTTATCTAGCTCCAATGCAAATTCTCCAGTTAACTTTTCTACTGGAGCAAAATCTGTTTTTGTTACTCTCCCTTCTCAGCGGGCTGTTTACTCAAACGCGGCGGGGGTTCCTCCTTATCCAACCATTGACGACTCTGTCGCCATATCTATTGTCATGGGGTAAAAGATGGCTACTGCATTTAAAAATTATTTAACATCAAACGTTGGCACATCGCCTTCCGTTGTTTTTACGGCTGGTGCTGGTGTTCAAAGCACTATTTATAGTTTTACTATCGCCAATATTAAAAGTCCAGCAGCGACGATAACCGTATCTGCTTACATTACTTCTGGCGCCACAATCGCGTATTTAGTCAAAGATGCCCCAATACCCGCCGGTAGTACATTAGTGGTTGTGGGCGAACCACAAAAACTTGCTATGGAAACTGGCGATACAATTACCGTAGTAGCGAGTGTTATCACTGCTGCAGACGTAGTTATTTCAATTGTTGAACTTACTTAAGAGGTAGATATGAGTTATATTGGAAAAGAACCTACCCCAGTCCCGCTTTCTACAGCGGATTATCAAGATGCGTCTGTAACAGCGGCAAAACTAGCCTCTGGTGCTGCAGTTGCCAACATTGGGTATACGCCGGTTAATAAAGCAGGCGACACAATAACGGGCAATTTAGATGTTCTTGGTACGACAACTGTTGCAGGCACAGACGTTGTAGGTACCTTAGACCTGACCGGCAACTTTATTCAGAACCCTGCCTCGGGCACGTTCACGCTCTCGCAAGACCCAACGCTTGCTCTACAAGCTGCTACTAAACAGTATGTTGACAATAACTTTCAGTTAGCCACGGGTTCGGTACAAGCGCTTACTGGCGACTTGACTCTAACTAATGCCTCTGCTCGGGTGTTTGAATTTACAGCAGTTCCTGAGTTTACTGTAGTAAATTTGCCTGCAGCAAATACTTTAACCATATCTAATGGCAAGTTTGTATTCCGCAACGAAGGCAAGCATGTTCTTGGGGTAAGAGATAACGCAGGTAATTTAATTGGCGCAATTGGACCAAACTCTACTGCAACTTGCTATCTATACGATATTTCTACGGCAGCGGGTAAATGGTCCATGGTTGGTGATGACGTACGCCCATTTTTTGTTGCAAACGCGAATACGTTACCCCAAAGCGGCACAGCCGTTGCTGATACTTTGTTATCAACTCAATATGCTTTAACAGTAAGGCTAACGCCCACACTGTACGTAGTTATTCACAGTGACAACACCGCAACTAACCAACAAGTTATTGCTTACGCTGTTGACACATCTACAAAACCCGCAACTATTGGTTCACGTACTGTTTTAGCGGCTTTAAGTGCTGCGTCTGGTGTAGCAACTAACGCGCCTCCATGCTTTGCTTACGCAACAAGCGCTAGCACTGTTTATGTAGCTAACGCGTCTTCCACAACATCTCACGTCATACTTACTGTTTCTGGTACAAGTATTACTGTTAGTAACACGATTGCCGGAACATTTACAACTAACCCATTGCAATTTAACCCTGTTCTTGGGGAAATTGTTAACGTTCAACGTATTACAGATGATCTCTTTTTGTTTGTTACTGCGCCTAGTGCAGCCGCAATTTCGTATCAAGCAGTTAAGATTGATGGCACAACCATTCGTATTTCTACAGCAGTAACGGCAACAACGCAAGCCACTGGTATGGCTGGTTGGGTAGATATGCGTTTATTGTCATTTAACGCCGGTACTGGTGTTGGGCGTGTTGGCTTAGTACACCCCACCGCTGCCGCCGCTCCGTTCGGTTTGACATTTAACCGTATTACGGTTACTAAAAACCCAGCCGGTTCAGCGCCCACAATAACTAGTCCTGTTGATAGTTTAGCGGTCACTGGTGCAGCAATGGCTGCTACCTTTAACTTTGGCTTTGCGGTTGATACAGCAGATCCTCAATACGGTTGCGTATTTTATTATGCAAATAGCACCGTGTTCCCAACGTACAACGGTATTTATAACTTAGACTCAGGAACCATAACTTCCACTGCGGCTCAAACAATTATTGCTACTGCAGGCGTTGCCACTGGATTCCAAAGGTTTGCATCTACTACTGCCGCTGGCGCAGGTACGGCTTCTGCAACAACCGCTGGTTTGATTGGTAATGCTAGGGGTTTGTTGTTTGATAGTTATGGCCCAGGAGCTTGGCGTGCATATTTAATCACTGCAACGTCTACCCGTTTTATAAAAATTTCTCACGTAACTACTACTTACACAGCAACGCTTGCAGACTATGCTATTCCAGACGGCACCAACACCGTTAGTGGTTTAACAATTTTAAATGGTACTTCTGGGCGTATGCTAAACCCAACATCTGCAGGAACAAGTCCTGCGTTTGCGGTATTAAGTAACTCTGCAATGGTTCCTGCAGCAGGTCAAGCAGGTGGTGCAAAACTATACCTTATGTATGACCAAGCAAATAAAGTTAACTTAATTGATATGTACGCACCAAGCACATTTTCTATTAGGGATTCAACGCCTACGTTGATTGGTTTGCAGATACTTCAAACTCAAACTGGTTATTTTGCCCTTCCTGTTGGTGCCCCAACTGCTACCACAACTAACCAAGGTTCCTTTAATACTTGGGCGTGGTTTAAGATGGGCACAAACGGGCAGTTACGTTATTTTGGAAACTGGCCCTTACCGATTAAGAACTTTGGTGAAGTTGTGTTTAGTAGCCAGTTTGGTATTCCTGATAATGGCGACTTTATATACAGCACGTCTAACGGCATTGAGTTTGACCAAGTTTTAGGT